ACCGCAGGCGACGCCATCGACCGGCTTGGTCTGGTCTGGCTAGGCCTCACCAACCAATTGACCGTCGCCGTGGCACCCGCGCTGGAAACTGTAGCCAACGCGCTGGCCGATGCCACACGGGTGGGCGGGGTGTTCCAGATCAGCATCAGCTTTCTGGGTGACCACATCGGCGAGATTGCCAGCATCGCCGGGGCCTTCGCGACCTTCTTCGCCGGGCGGTTCGTCATCGCGCTGGGCGCGGCCGCGCTGGGCGTCAGCGGCTTCTCGCTGTCCCTGACGGTGCTGAAGGGGGCCCTGATCCGCACCGGCATCGGCGCGCTGATCGTCGGCGCGGGGGAGCTGGTCTATCAGTTTTCCAAGCTGGTCGAGGGGGCCGGTGGGTTCGGCGCGGCCCTTGGCCTTCTGTCCGATCTGGCCAGCGAGGTCTGGGACCGGATCGGCCTTGGTGTCGATGCGGTCGTTGCCAGTTTGCAAGCCAGTTGGTCTGGCATCACCGCCACCGTGGCCGATGCCATGCAGGGCGCGCTGGTGGCGGTGGTGGGCTTTGGCAATTCCTCGGCGGGGGTGTTTCAGGGTGCATTTGATGCGATGAAGGCGATCTGGTCGGCCCTGCCTTCCGCCATCGGCGATTTTGCCTTCCAGGCGGCGAACGGGTTGATCAGCGGTGTCGAAGCGATGCTGAACGGCGTCGTGACCCGGATCAACACCTTCATCTCCGGCCTGAACGCGGCGCTCGACCTGCTCCCGGATTGGGCCACCGGCGAGGGTGGGATTCAGATCGGCACTCTCGATCCGGTCACACTGGGCCGGGTTGGCAATCCGTTCGAGGGTGCGGCAACCGCTGCCGGGGCAGCAGCGGCGGATGCGTTCCAGGCTGCGATGGGCAAGACTTACCTGGAAACGCCCGACCTTGGCTTGGGCACGATGGCGGATGATGCACGCGCGCAAGCCGATGGATATCGCGAAGCCTCGACCATGCTGGCCGATGCCGCCACCCGGCCGCTCGCCAGTTGGCAGGCGCTGCAATCGGCGATGACCACTGCCGGAACAGACGGCGCTGCGGCGCTGGATGCCGCAACCGCTGCTGCGAATGGGGCCACCGACGCCCTCGATGACGCGGGCACGGCTGCGACAGGCGCGGGCGCGGCGGGCAAGGCCGCCGGTGCAGCCGCAGCCTCCGGCGCAGAGGTGGCGGCAACCGGCTGGGCGGCGGTCACTGCGGCCCTGGCGGATTATGCCGCCAAGGCCCGCGATATCGGCGCAGATGTTGGCCAGACGCTGGTCGGGGCGTTTCAAAGCGCTGAAGAGGCCGTGGCCAACTTCGTGAAGACCGGCAAGCTCAGTTTCAGCGATCTTGTGACGTCCATCCTTGCCGATCTGGCGAAACTCGCGACCCGGCAGTTCATCCTCGGCCCGATTGCCGGTGCGCTGGACGGCGTGCTGGGCCAACTCAGTGGGGGTGGGGTGTTCAGCGCTGCAGTCCACCATGCGGGTGGCATCGTGGGCGGCACCGCCCCGATGCGCGCAGTGCCGGTCATGGCCTTCGCCGGGGCACCCCGGATGCATTCGGGTGGCTTCGCCGGGCTGCGGCCCGATGAAGTGCCCGCCATTCTGCAAAAGGGCGAGCGAGTCCTCTCACGCAAGGAAACCGCAGGCTATGGCGCGGGCGGCAACGTCACGGTGAACATCCAGACCCGCGACGCCGAAAGCTTCCGCCAGTCGCGCACGCAGGTGGCATCGGACATCGCCCGCGCCGTGTCGATGGGCCGGAGGGGTATGTGATGGCGTTTCACGAGATCAGGTTTCCCGACAACATCAGCCGGGGCGCGCGCGGCGGGCCGGAACGCCGCACGCAAGTGGTCGAAATGGCTTCTGGCGATGAAGAGCGAAACGCCAGCTGGGTCAATTCCCGCCGCCGCTATGATGTCGCCTACGGCATCCGCCGCGCTGACGATCTGGCGGCGGTGGTCGCGTTCTTCGAGGCCCGCAACGGTCGCCTGCATGGGTTTCGCACCAAGGATTGGGCCGATTACAAATCCTGTCTGCCATCGCTGGCCATCACCCCAACCGACCAGCAGATCGGCACAGGGACCGGAAGCCTGAAGACCTTCCAGCTTTCCAAACGCTACACTTCCGGCGCGCAGTCCTGGTCCCGGACCATCGTCAAACCTGTGGCGGGCACGGTTCGTGTGGCGCTTGGCACGGTGGAACAGCTGACCGGCTGGACGCTGGATGCGACCACCGGTGTCGTCACCTTCACCACCGCGCCCGGCAACGGCGTCATCGTCCGCGCCGGGTTCGAGTTCGATGTTCCAGTGCGCTTTGACACCGACATGCTCGACATCACCCTCGACATCGAACGGCTCGGGTCGATCACATCCATCCCCCTTCTGGAGATCCGGCGATGAAGTCGCTTTCCCTATCGCTGCAAGCCCATCTCGACGATGGCACCACCACCCTGTCCTGGTGCTGGCGGATCATCCGCGTCGATGGCGTGACGCTCGGCTTCACCGATCATGACGCGGTGCTGACCTTTGACGGCACGGGTTTCGAGCCGGAGAGCGGGTTTGCCGCCTCGGAAATCCGCTTCGGATCGGACCTTTCCGTGGATGCGCAGGATGCCGAGGGTGTGCTGACCTCGGACCGGATCACCGAGACGGATATCATCGATGGGCGCTGGGACGCGGCGCAGGTCGAGTTGTGGCGGGTGAACTGGGCCGACACCAGCCAGCGCGTGCTGATGCGGCTTGGCGCGGTGGGTCAAATCCGGCGTGGCCGCATGGCGTTTGTCGCCGAAGTGCGCAGCCTCGCCCATGTGCTCAACCAGACGGTCGGCCGGGCCTATCAGGCAAGTTGCGATGCAGCGCTGGGCGATGGTCGGTGCGGCGTCAATCTGGAAGCGTCCGCCTTCAAGGGCAGCGGGACAGTTCTGGCGACGATCCGGGACCGAGGTTTCGTGGCATCCGGCATCGGCACCTTCTCGCCCGGCTGGTTCGCCTCTGGCACCGTGGAATGGACCAGCGGAGGATCGGCCGGGCGGCGCGCCGAGGTGATGATGCACGAGGTCGCAGACACCGGCGTCACCATCACCCTTTTGGAATCGCCAGTGCGGGCGCTGGGCGTGGGCGATGCTTTTGTGATCCGGGCGGGTTGCGACAAGCGGCTGGAAACCTGCCGCGACCGCTTTGCCAATGCGGTGAACTTTCGCGGCTTTCCGAACATTCCGGGGCAGGACGCCGTGCTGCGTTATGCCTCGAATGGCGATGCCAACCAGGGGGTGGTGTTGTGATGGCCGCCGATCCGGAGGCTGTGATCGCGGCAGCGCGCGCGTGGCTTGGCACACCCTACCACGATCAGGCCAGCCTGCGCGGGGTCGGCTGCGATTGCCTTGGTCTGGCACGTGGCGTCTGGCGTGATGTGGTGGGGACCGAGCCGCAAGCGATCCCGCCCTATAGCCGGGATTGGGGCGAGACTGGTGTCCGTGAAGTTCTGGCCGATGGCGCGCGGTCCATGATGATCGAGATCCCCGTGAGCGAGATCGGCCCCGGCGCGCTGGTGCTGTTCCGCATGGCCCCGCGCGCCATTGCCAAGCATGTCGGCATCCTGACCGCGCCCGACCGCTTCATCCACGCCTACGACCGGCTCGGCGTGATCGAAGAGGCGCTGACCACTACCTGGAGGCGGCGTATCGCCTTTGCCTTCCGGTTTCCGGCAACCACTCCCCTTTCTGGAAAGACCTGACCCATGGCCTCCCTCGTTCTGGGTGCGGTCGGCTCTGCCCTCGGGGCCGGGTTCGGCGGCACCATCCTCGGCCTGTCCGGAGCCGCCATCGGTGGCATGATCGGCTCCTCCATCGGATCGGTGATCGATTCCGCGCTGGTGGCATCGCTCTCGCCCGGCCAGCGCATCGAGGGCGCGCGGCTGGACAGCCTGCGCATCACCTCCGCGACCGAAGGCACGGTGATCCCGCGCCTTTACGGTCGGATGCGGCTTGGCGGCAACATCATCTGGGCCACCGACTTCGTTGAGGAGGTCAACACCTCGAGTTCCGGCGGCAAGGGCGGCGGGCCCACCGTCACCACCACGGAATACCTCTATTCCGCGTCTTTCGCAGTCGGGCTGACCGAGGGTCCGATCACCGGCATCGGGCGCATCTGGGCTGACGGCAGTCCGATGGACCTGACCGGGGTGACCTGGCGCTGGTATTCCGGCTCCGAGGCGCAAAGCCCCGATCCGTTCATTGCGGCCAGGATGGGGGCCACCAGCACCCCGGCCTATCGCGGCCTTGCCTATGTGGTGTTCGAGAACCTGGCGTTGACCGCCTTCGGCAACCGGCTGCCGCAGCTGTCCTTCGAGGTCTTCGCCCCGCTGCCGGATCCCGACACCGCCGAAGGGCTGGTGCAGGCGGTGACCATGATCCCGGCCTCGGGCGAGTTCGCCTATGCCACAGACGTCGTGACCAAGACCGATGCAGGCACGAGTTCGGCAGAGAACGTTAACGCCATTGCCGACACGCCCGATCTGGAAGTG